ATAATGATATAAAACTTGGAGATTTGACTATTTACATTAAACCATATAGTTTATCAAGCCAGAATCGTCTTAATGAATTTATGCTTATAATTCAACGTACCGCACGACAAATGCAAACAGCAGAATTTAATGAAGGTTCTGACAATGAAATGATGGATCAGATGAGAAAAAAGATGGGACAATCAGTCCGTGATAGTGCTTTGGAATTATTTAATATTGCTACTACTTCTATTGAAAAAATCATATTACCTAATGAAGATGAAGTTACAGACCGTGAATTTATTACTGAATGGCTCAATAATATTAAAGCCCCAGACTATAGAATCATCAGAGAAAAGATTGTATATATGAGTGAAGAAGTCATTGATCGTACCTTTAAGTTTAAATGTAACGAATGTGAACATGAGAATAAAATGGAGGTTAATTTTGATCCTGCAAATTTTTTCGATCTCAATTAGCCAATACGGCGAATTATGAAGAAGTTGTAGTGTTAGTTGAGAAATATGATAACGAAAGAGATCAACTCACTAAATCAATGATGCAATTGGCTATATCATCAGGTCTCTCATATGAAGAAATTACCAGAATGAGTTATAATGAGAGAAAAATCATGCTCGTTGTTCTACAAGAAAAAATAGATGCTGAAAATCCGAAAAGAAGTCGTCAACAACTTCTTTAACTCAGAACTTCCTCAACCGTAATTAATATCATTCTTCTTAACAGTATTACGATGATGCATTGCATCATCGGTTGCTTCGTTGATCTACGATCAACTCTCAACTTTTTTACAGTCTCTAACAGTATCAGTTATATTTGAACTTACTATTTCTATTTTCCAGAACCAATAACCACACTTAGCCCGATAAGGCCAAAGTGTGGTTATTAGACAGATACATTTTCCGTCCCCAACTCGTTAGTAACGAGCCACTTCATAACAAAAAAACCTTGTATAGCCAGGAAAAGGCGGTTGTGCGATACCTTTTTACTTTCAACTTATCAACGCGGGATCACGACGCACTGTTATGATTGTACGTTCGCTACCTGTAGGTTCCAATATGTTCAGGAGAGCCTACTCATTTAATAGGGGTGTCATTCCCTTGCGTAAAGACTGCGACGCACCAGATCCGATTGCCCAAACAATAGCTTGAACAAGCTCAAGGTGTTTAATAAGGTCGCTATGTTAAATTATGTGTTTAATCCTATATTAGTTTATTCTTGATCAAATTCTTGATCTAAATTTCGATCGCGTTTTCCAGCTTTATAACCGCTTTCAAATATTGCGCGGTGCCGTTGCTGATTGTCGTCCCACATTGTTATCGATAGAGTTGGAATAAATATCACTATCCAAATGATTTTTATTACAACTGGTAATACAAATGATACTCCTACATATGATAATATACCGAACAAGATAAACGATAATATACTTAGTCCAGTAAACCAAGACGAAAAAGTAGTTATTTTTTTAAACATACGATTTCCTATCATTTTTTCCGAGGAAGCGCATTTGGATTTTTCTTACAATAATCAAAGTGATATCTTTTCATATTGCCTGCTCCTCCAACTTTATTACAAAATGGACATTCTATAGTTTTAAATTTTAAACCAATTCGTGCTTCGCTCATTCGTTTTTTAGTTTCATCTGAACGTTTTATACCTTTAATAGACGCACCAACATTGTCTTTCCATTTTTGTTTTTCTTGTGCAGTCATTTTATAATGACATGGTCTTCCATACATACCATTGTCTTTTCCAACATGGCGTCGTCGATCATCATTTTTCCATTTTTCAATTTGTTCTTCTGAATGAAAACTTATTTCTTTATTAAGATTGGACTTACCTAAATTATGTTGTCTTAATTTTTCTTTAATTTGTGTGGCCCTCTTGTTTCCATAATATTCTTCATATGTTAATCCGTTCTTAACATCTTTTTGATTGTATCTAGAATTTTTTTCACCAATCATAGTTCCTGAGTGTTCACTATATTCTTCATTGGCGTTGTAATTATTAATATTTGTATATTGCTCGATTTCACTTTCCATAGGAGGTATAAATTTGATCCCAGCAATTTGCCTATTGTAATATTTTGGAGTTGATCCATCTTCAAGATATTCTCTCAATACATTTTCTTTTATTTGTATTTCTACTTCTGCGTAAAATAAACTTCCGCGGGTGTTATATAATGCCTCAATAAAAAAAGAATAATTAGACATGCCAATTTCTTGTATACGACTATTTAAAGCCTTTGATGATCCAGTATATGTTTTCCAATTGCTTTCTTTTACAATTAATTTTCTATTGGTTCTACCTTTAACCTTTTTCTTAGTATATGATTTAAACTGTTTTTTACCGATATATTCTCGCCCTGTATCATTTTCAACAATACGATATAGAAATCCAAACCATTCTTCACAATTAATTTCAATCGGATATTGCCAGTGTCCGTTTACCATCCTAAGTGCCACATTCCTTTAAACTATTACACTTATTTATCGTTGTGGCGCCTATAATGGTTCAGTGATTAGTCTTCGTTAAACATCTCTACAAGGGTATCACTAACTAATCAATTATTGAGGAGTCTATAAATTCAAAACTAGTAAACCCATTTTCTTTAAGAACTTCTAACGTATTACCGACTCGTCCAACTAATTCTTCCCTGTGTGAAATAAGAAATATATTTTTGCTGCGGTCTCGACACATTTTTTTAAGTACAGCCAGTGCAGCCTCAACACCATTTGAATCCATGCCTGAATCAAAAAGTTCATCAATAGCCATAAAGTCAATAGGTATGTTAGTGCTTTCATGTACATCGCGAAATGCCCAGCTGAGACCGAGGATTAGCCTATTTCTTTCTCCTCGGCTTAGGTTATCAAAGTCAAGTTCACGTCCAAGTTCGGTAATTTCCACATTAAGATCACTTTGAAATATTACTTCATGCGGCAAACCAAGTTTAGAAAGATAATAATTAAGTCTTAAATTAAGATATTGTAGATTTTGCTTAATTATACGTTTACGTATGAAACTGTCTTTGTTAGTAAGCAACTTATAAAGGAAATCTTGGTGCTCCTGCAAATTATGCAGGTTATTCATGATATCCCATTCAATTGCTTGAACACCATCATTTTTAAGTGTATTAATTTGATCTGTGTAAGGATCATCAGCCTTTATAGCTGTTTCAATTTTACTTTTGAGGGTCGACAATTGACTTTGTTGCTCGTACGCTTCTTGCGCTGTCATATACTTAGTCACTGGAATCTGCTTTGGAAGCTCAATTTCACTGATTGCTAAATTTATTTCAGATAAGATGCTTTGGTTTTCATCTATAAGTTCATTTGCTTCAGCTACATCTTTAGTCTTAGCAGAAATAATTGTTTTATTTGATACATCGTGCAGTGCCTGCCCACATGCATAACATTGATGATTCTTAGCAGCATCTAAATCACTTTCAGATTTTTTTAGATTACGGTTTTCTCGTTGAATAATAGCTTCAATTCCTGCTTCTGCTTTTACAAGTTCTTTAAGCTCGTTTGTAGTCTTGTTAAATTCATCCAATGCTATGTGTTGCTCAAGTTCAGATTCAAGATCTAGTAGTTCTAATTCATCAAGCTGTTTTTTTAATTCAATTATTGTGTCATCATTACTCTTATTCCAAATCTTTTGCCGGCGCCCCAAATCTGTAATACTCTTTTTAATTTGTGTATTTGCACTCTCAATACCTTTAATTCTATACTCTTCTTCTTTAATTTGTTCTCTTGTCGTTTTAAGCAATTCTTTGAGTATTAGTGCTTTTTCGCTTAGTAGAGTGATACCCAACAGATTTTCAATAATATCTCGTTGGTCATTTGCTCTTAATGCTAAAAAAGGTTCATTGTATGTATTGAGTGTAATGATATGCTTAAACATCATATGATTTAATCCAAGCACTTTTTCAATTTCTTGTTGAGTAAGGCGCGATTCTCCTTGACCTTCATCAGTTTCTTCTGTTGCATCAATATTATTGACTAGAAATCTAAGAATATTTGGGCTACGGCCACGTTCGATTCGATACTGTGTATCATTGACATCAAACTCAATGGTTACCAACATTCCTTTACCGTTAGTTTTATTAATAAGGTTATTTCGTTTTATATTGCTTAATGCCGCACCATATAATACATAACTAAGTGCATTAATTATACTAGTTTTTCCCACCCCATTTCGACTGCCGTTGCCTCCAAGATCGAGATTATTTCCTAATACCAATGTTAATCCTGTATTTTCAAAATTAATAGCTTGGGTTATGTTCCCTATTGAGAGAAAATTTTTCATAGTGATGTTTTTAATTGATATCATTTATGCTTACAATTTTCAAAGTGCCATCTATTCATAGCTAATCCAGTTCCATATTTCCCACAATGTGGGCATATAACTTTTTCTTTGTTTCTCATTTGAAATTTTTACTTTTGTTTCAGTTTTAACAATGTGTTCATCAATTGTGCTCTTTCGATAAGTCATGTATTGTCCTTATCTTTTGGTAGCAGTATATTATCTAATGGATTTTCAGCTATTCCTGCTGCGATAACACATCGACCAAGTAATTCCATAATAGTATCTAAATCTTGTTCCATCAATTCGAGTACTATTCTTTTAAACTCTTGATCATCAGTTAATTTCGACATGTCGACAGTATATCCATTGATACGTTTTAGAAGTGATTCTGTCATTTTGTCTAATTTATTGATATTAATTTTCTTTGTCATTATAAGTTCTTTGGTTGTGATTTTTTAATTCTTTTACTTTTTCACCTAATTCATCTATTAGATTATATGCTTTAGTTAATTCTTTTTCATCTAATGTAGAGGATTTCATTGTTTCATACGATCAGCTAGTTTTTGTAGTTTGTTATTATTTGTCATAATATTTCCTTATAAGTCCTTATATATATCTACTAGTAATTTTTGATTAATCATTTCACTTTCAACACATTGCAGCTGATTATAAACAATTTGGTCTACGCTTTCAACAATAAAATCAGCATCTTGACCAGGATCCATACTCAATTCGTCTTTTTTATATGGAATCAAAGCTAATTCGCGTGGATTGAATTGGCTTGTAAATGTTTCTTTGATAAAATTTGCTTCTTCATAGCTAATTTGAACATCAATCATTACACGGCAGTAAGTGTAATTAGTTAGATATTCTTTTGGGTTATCAATTAACGCACTAAGGTTGAGTTTGACATAACGGGGACCATTATAATTAACATATATTGGTTCACCACCCCACTCAAGGAACATGCATCCTCTTTCAGTATCCCATATATCAGAATAATTGTGTGCAAACGGACTGCCTAAATAATGTACATTGCCCCGTATTTGCCGTTTATGAAAATGTCCTGAAAATACATAGTCTGCAACCTTGAAATCGTTTGCATTAAGTTCACCATGATCTGGCATTTCAACAATTGCATTCATCAAGAAATATGGAAGTTCAAAGTGTCCAAAAACATATTTGCTCTTTAATTTCTTCATCTTCTTCCACTCATCACCTACAAGCCAAGGGACGAGAGCAACATTGTCCTTTTCTACCATATCGTCATTTATGATGTGAATGTTGTGAAATAATTCACCATAAGGGAATGAGTTAATCTCGCGTTTCTCACGATAAAACAGATCATGATTTCCTACCAGGAGATATACTTCTTCAAATGCTTCACTAAGCATTCTTAAGTTACTTACTGAGTAGTTAAGTGTTGAAACGTTGACACTAGCACGATGATGATGATAATCACCACAAAAAATACAAGTTTCAGCGCCTCGCGCCTTTGCTTCTTTTATAAACCAAATTATAAAGTTTTCACAATCAATATTGTGTTGTCTGCTATTATTTTTATTTCCGAAATGTATATCCGTAAAAACTGCGGCATGTTTAAATAAATTTGTCAAGAACGGAGCCTTTTATGTAATGATAATAACAGGTTAATACCCATCTGTCAAGACTGATTATGCTGTAAGCTCTTCAAGCTCAGCTTGAATCTCAGCCTTTACAACTGTCATGATCTCTGCTACCATATCTATACCATGGATTTCTTTAAGATCATCGACAAGTTCAGATTGAAGCCGTAGCATAAGCTTTTTTTTGCCATCATGTTCAGTTGTAAAACTGAACGTCTGATACTTATCCGTGGTCTCTTCTAAATTCTTCAATATAACAAAGTCAATATCATTAACCGTTAACTTCATAAATTCTTCACTCATAATTTTTCCTTTCAAATAATATTGTATCCGTGATCTTTTAGTTCCTGTTGTGCTTTTTCTTCGTCTGCTTCACGAGCACGTCGCTGATTAGCTTCATCATCTAATTGACGACTGAAACTTGGCATATATCCACCATCCTGAAGTATGTCGTCACGAATATTTTGACTTCGTTTTTCAAGATTTAGGACACGGGTAAAGCTATTTGTGATTGTAGCTGTATAATATGCAAAAGGGTTGCTTGAACGTGCTTCATTAAATTTAAGGCCTACTTCACTTAATTGAAGTAAAGCTGCACATTGCATTTCATCATTGTATGTATTTCCTGTCAAATAAACTGTATTGTTTCTTCGAGCCAAAAAACATCCATACTCAGTTTCAGGACACCAAACCATTCCTTTATAATAAGCTGTTGGTTCATTTGGATGGTAATATTTGCCTTTGCCAATAAAATCACGACCATTTCTTTTACCACCATGAAAATTTAAACACTCTCCTCTGGTATAGTTTTTCCTTGACGAAAAAATATTCATAGTATGGCATGTTGTAGGTTTACCAAAAGATGTTATTTCATTCAATTTAAAATTAGACCGTAGCCCAGCCAACACACATAATGCTTGAAATAAATCAATGTGTGTTCGATCTTTCTGGCAATATCTTTTCAATTTTCCATTTCGCCAACCATCACCATCTATCATAGTTTCAATAAGAATATGTCTCTGTGGCGCAGTCAATGATAGAATAAATTTCATGGATAAATTTTTAATAGGAAATATTTTATGTATTTCTTGTGATGAGGCCTTGAATATAGTAAAACAAAGATTTGAATGTTTGCTTATATTTTCTGAATATTTATATTCAAGACTAATTAGACATTCCCTAATACGATCAGCATATACCCCCGGATTTTGATAAATCCGAATATTTTTAATCCCTGTCTTATCATATTCATAGTTACCTTCGGTGAAAATCCAACCAGCCAGTTGTACAAGATGATCAGAATATGTTTTTGATTCAGGGCCTGCTTCTTCTTCACCCATTAAAACAATTTGATCATTTTCCAACAAATATTCTGCTTTGACTAGGCCACGTTCTGTAACCAATTTGTGTTCTGGAGTGATCAACATATCAATTCCTGTTTTGGTAGTGATTTTATGCATTAATCCATCATATTCGTCTTTAAAAATTGATTTAATTTTAGACCATTTCATTTGTCTATTGGTATACGACATGATCATGTCATATTCATTAATTTGATTAATATTAAGCCAACCCCGTTGTGTTAATGCTTCGGTTTTAGCATCAACACAATAGCCGCGCCAATTGCCACGCATTGCATACCGTTCGACTAGCTTCATCATCATTTTAGCAAGTTCGGGTGTCAAATTGCCTTGGTCCATCCTAAATGCACCATTTACAAATCCGCCTACCCAGTGGCTACGCATCACTTCTACCCACTCATCATTTACATAACCATAATGTTTGAATGGTGGAAAATTGAGCCGTGTATGATGATCAGCAACAGTTTTGGGGTTCTTTTTGCGACCCGGAGTCAGAGGAATGTGTACATATGTCATAACTCGGAATACAATATCGTCAATATCAATGTCTGACGGGAGTATTCTAAAATCAACTTGTTTTGGTTTTGTACTTCTGGCTCCGTCTTCGTCGTGCCATTTGTTGATTCCTACTTCATATCCTTTGCTTGACAATTTGCCTGCTTGGTTTTTGTTTAGCAATTTCTATACTGAGTAAGCATCCATAACAGGAGGATAAATGACAAGAGACGCAGGCACAATAAGAGAAAGAATCTTTCAGGCTCTGATCAAGCGTTATACGGCTGAT